TCAAACGTCCTTTCATGGCAGACAGTAAAACATGGAGCCAAGGGGATCACTTTAACTGGTTAGAGCGAGGTATTGATGCCGATAAGGTAGCAACACTTTACGCTTCTGGTTATATTCACCACAATAAAGATTTAGAAGTCCAAACTAAGGTCGGTGACAGGTTGTCAGAGCTAGCTGGAAAGCAGTTAGAGACCCTTGTTAACCTCCTTAACGCAGAAGTTAAGAAGCGTACATCAAGTACCTCAGAGTTTGAGACTAAGAAGTGTAAGAAGTCTAAGTTAGACGACAAGCAACGTGGTCTTATTCGTCGTTTCCTCAACAGTAACAGTTGGGTCACAGAAGACTTCTACACCATTCGAGATAAAATCCTAACAGACTAATAACTGGAGACGACTAGATGGCTTGGTCCTACGATCCTACAGACTTGGATACAACTACGGCCTCTGGCCGTCTCAACACAGTCCGACTTCTTGTTGGTGACACTGAAACACTAGACCAACAAACTCAGAACGAAGAGATTGTGTTCTCCCTGTCTGAAAATGGTAACAACACTTACTACTCTGCTGCTTGGATTGCTCGTGCTATCGCATCTAAGTATTCCCGTAAGGTTAACACAAGCCTTGATGGTGCTTTGAAGGCAGACTACAGTGACCTTGCTAAACAGTATCTATTGTTAGCGGATAATCTAGAGTATCAAGGTAAGACTTCAGGTTCAGGCTCTTCTGTCGGTATCGGTGTCCTTGCTGGTGGTATCACCAAGACTAGCATTGAGACTGCAAGAGCTAATACTGACCGTATTGAAGGCTCATTCCGCCGTGACCGCTTTAAGAACCCCCCAAGCTACCAAACCCCTGAGTATGAATAAGGAGTAAGATATGTCTTTTCGCTCCTTTGACCTCCTCAATCTCGTAAGAGACTTCGGGGAAGACTTGACACTTCGTAAAGTTACTACAGGTGGCTCTTACAACCCTGCAACTGGTCAGGTGGACGGTTCAGCCACTACAGACTACACGTTCTTGGGTTATATGTACAACTACGACACTGGTATCTCTGGTAACATGGATACTGTCGTTAGAGGCGCACGTAAGTGTGTCATCCCTGCACTTGGTCTTGCCGTAGAGCCTGACTTTGATGACCTTATCGTTGGTAATGGTGATAACGTAAAGATTATCTCTGTTGTTACAATATTTAGTAATGGTAACCGTATCTGCTATCTCTGTGATGTAAAGGAGTAGGTTATGAAGACTACTCTTACTATCAACAAGAGTTTAGATGATAAGATATCAATGCTACAGAAGATGGCGGAAGAAGAAGTCAAAGACCGACTTGAGTATATTGCCAACTATGCTGTTGTAGTATCGCCAGTTAAGACAGGTGCGTATGTAGAGAGTTTCTCTTTTGCAGTTGGTGCAGGTCGGCCAAGGGGCAAGTCTTCTGCGAATAGGCCAATGGCTAATCGTGATGCGGCCATGCAAGATGCTAGAGCCAATCTTTATTCAGACATTGATAAGATGGACTTGAAAAAATCTGATAAAGTAACTCTTCGGAATGGTTCCCCTCACGCTGTGGAGGTAGAAAAGAAACACTCTGTATTTACAAAGGTGAGGAATAAGTTCGGTGGCTAGTATATATAATGATATTCGGGCTGCACTTGAGAGCCACCTTTCTTCTGTGTCGGGTATCCCTGACATAGCTTATGAGAACGTCTCCTTTGAGCCTACAACAGGTAATAGCTTCCTTCAGGTCATGTTCCTACCAGTAGAGCGTAGGTCCGCTGTACGGGGCTTAAATCCACAACAACGGTATCAGGGTGTATTCTCCATCTTGGCACACACACCAGAGGGTAAGGGTCCAAAGGAAGCTGATGACTACGCTAACTTGCTGATTGAAGCATTTGATGCAGCTACGGACATCTCCTTTACTAACTCTGACCTCGAAACTATTAACGTATCAGTTGATTACGCAGAACGACAGCAAGGTATCTTAGATAGCCCTTGGTATTATGTCCGTGTTGACATCGGCTGGTATATTTACAAATAACTTCCCTCTAGGAGAAACACACAATGGCTTTCGCACAAGGCTCACGCTCCAGCCTGTCATACATCGTAGAATCTACGTTTGGTACGACACCTGCTGGTAACTTTACTAACCTTCCTTTCAGCACACACTCTTTGAACCTTACCAAAGATCGTGTAGCTGGTAACGACATCCAAGCTGACCGTATGCCTCGTGTAGACCGTCACGGTAACCGTCAAGTAGCTGGCGACATTGCAGTTGACCTTCGTGATGGTGACTACGATGCATTCCTTGAATCAGCTTTGCTGAACACATGGGCTACTAACGTACTTAAAGTTGGTACTACACCTAAGTTCTTCTCAGTTGAAGACTATGCTGCTGATATTGACCAAGCTCGTGTATTTACAGGTCTCTCAGTTTCCACTATGGGTATCTCCCTTGCTCCTAACCAGATGGTAACAACTACCTTCGGTATGGTAGGTAAAGATATGACTATCGGTGCTGTAGAGAAGACACAGGACGCTGCCTCTGGTGCTGCTCCTTTCGATGCTTACTCAGGTGACATTTCCATCGGTAACGTAGGTGGTGCTACTCCAGTAGCTATCGTAACTAGCTTGGACTTCACACTGACTAACTCCTTCGCCCCAACATTCGTCATTGGTGATGCATCCGCACCATCCCTTGAGTATGGTCGTGCAGAAGTTGAAGGTACACTCACAGCTTACTTCGAAGATGCAACTTTGATTAACCGCTTCTTGAACGAGACTGAGACTGAGATTGAAGTATCTGTTGACGACCCTACAGGTGCTAACTCTTACACATTCACATTCCCACGAGTTAAAATTAACTCTGCTGATGTTGGTGTCGATGGCCCAACTAGCCGTATGATCTCTCTGTCCTTCGTAGCTCTCTACGATGCGACTGAAGGTACAAACCTGAAGATCACACGCCCAGCGTAAACTAATCCTCTTCTGAGGCTAGGCTAGGGGGTTATGTCGGGTGACCTCCTAGCTGACACACTACAATTACCCGACGACAATCAAACCATAAATAGGAAACCCCGACATGGACCTTAAAGACCTGACACCGAATTTAGATGACATTGTTATCACAATCAAGCACCCAACTACTGGTGACGTACTCAAGAATGATGATGGCACGGACATGACTATTACAGTCCTTGCGCCCCACTCTAAGGAGTATAAGAAGGCTCAACATGAGCAAATCAACAAGCGACTTAAGAAAGCCCAGAAGAGTAAGTCACAAGACGTAGACTACTCTGACATTGAAGAGGCTACGCTTGAGGTACTATCTAAGACGACAAAATCTTGGAACATTACCTTTGGTGGGGAGAAACCCAAACTTACTGTCGCTAAAGCCAAAGAACTTTACGATGAAGTTTTCTGGATTAAGAACCAGCTTGAGGAAGAGGTTTCTAACTCGCTGGATTTTATGAAGGTCTGATCTGTGATCTTGTAAGTTGGGCTGAACATCAGTTTAAACTTAACAAGCCAGATCAGAATGGCACTACAGAACGAGAACATCTTGAACAAGTAGAGAGGCAGATTGGACGTAGAGTAGAAGCATTGGAACCCCCGACACCCTTCCCAATGTTAATATCTCACGTCTGGTCTGCCTTTATTAGTTTAAGCTCAAGTAGAGGGTCGGGCATGAATGGCCCATCTCCAATTACATATGAGCAGATTAAGGCTTGGAAAGACGTAACAGAAACATCTACTTTGCCTTGGGAAATTGAGGCTATCAAGAGACTTGACTTAGAATATTTAAGGGTGGCAAATGGCTGATATTAAGGTAACGGTAGACTACAGTGAGCTTACTGGTTTAATCAAAACCTCTGACCAATCCAAGAGAGCGCTTAGCCTTATGGCACAGAGCTTCGCTAAGACTGGTGACCAAAAAGCCTACATGCGTGGCGTTAACCAGATTGTCTTGGCCCAAAATAAGTTAGACAAATCGGCCCGTATGTCTCGCTCTGAGATTATGAAACTTGGTGCAGAAATGCAACAACAGGCTAAGTTTGCCGACCAGCTTAATTCGGCTACTAATCGTCTTGGAATGGGTTTAAACCAAACTAAACGTGGTACTAACCAACTTGGCGTGATGATGCAGCAGGCTGGTTACCAAGTTGGTGACTTTGCGGTTCAAGTAGGTAGTGGTCAGAACGTAATGGTGGCCTTTGGTCAACAGGCTACACAGCTTGTCGGTACTATGGCTATGTTTGCTAAGACGACAAAGATGATTGCTTTGTTCTCTGGTCTTGGTATTGCTATCCCTATTATCTCTGGCCTTGCTGCCGCTTGGATGAGGGTTAACAAAGCCGCTAAAGAAACTGAGGATACTCAGGAAGACCTAAAGAAATCTATTGATGCTACTCTAGAGTCCCTTAGAGATGCAAACGATGAGTGGGCGGAGTTTCAGGCTGGTCTAGCCAAAGGTCAGACTGGTTTTGTAGATCAAATAGCTGCTGCTGCGCAAGAGGTACGTGACGCACATGCCCTACTTGCCACCCTTACAGCTAACCTACCCAAAGAAGCGAACCTTGGGGGGATGGGCCTAGCTGGTTCACCAACATACGACTTAAGTGGTCTCAGAGCCTACATTTTTGGTAATGATGAACTAGAGGATGCTATTGACCGTGTTGTGGCTGCTGAAGAGCGTCACAACGAGTTTAAGATGCTCTCTCTTAGAATATCAGAGCAGTCAGCCCAAACTGAATCTAATAACATCCGTGACAGGATGACACTACTTCGTGTTGAGCAAGAGTTCGGTGAGGATAGCCTAGAGTTACGTGCGGCCACCTTTAAGCAAGAGGTAGCAATATTTGAACAAGAGCAAAAGAGAGCGGGCCTTAGCCCTACTCTAATACAAGGTTTGGTTGACCAGCTTCAGGCAGAAGAAGACCTCAAGTTAGAGATGATAGCTACAGCAGAGGCTACACAAGAGTTCTTAGATAAGCTGTTCAGCATTGACTTTTCAGACGCTATTTCAGGCGCTAATAAACTAGCTAATGAGATGTCTAGAGCAGCGGGTAATGCGTGGGACTTCATGGTGGCTAACACCAAGAGGATTGAGGCTGGTCGTAAGTTACCTCTAGATAACCTTGCTGCACAATACTCTCAGTATGGCGCTGGTAGAAAAGCCTTTGACGAGGAGGCTTCTAGCAAAAGGTATTCTGCGGATTCCACTTATGACGGGTTTGAAACATCAATACCCAAAGCTACTAAAGGTGGTGGTAAATCCCCACAAGAAGAGCTTGCTGAGTTCCTAACTAAGAAGCAAGAAGAAGCTGCCCTTGAAGCACAGTTGGTCGGTCTCTTTGGTGAAGAACGTGACCTTCAATCTGAACTAATCAAGTTCAAGCAAGAGTATGGCAAGGTTGCCTCACAGACACAGGTAGCTGAGTTTGAAGCGACAGTCCAACAAATCGCAGCAGATAAAGAACGTCAGAAAGTCCTTGAGGAATCTAAACAACAGCAAGAGCAACTAGCTGACTATATCGCTAACTCAATGGGCGATGCCTTGATGAGTATCGTTGATGGGACTATGAGTGTTAAGGATGCCTTTAAGTCTATGGCTGCTGACATTATCAAAGAGCTTTACAGAGTTCTTGTCGTACAACAGATGGTTAATGCTGCTAAGACAGCTATGGGCTTCTTCGCTGATGGTGGTGTAATTAGTGGTGGCACTGAAGTTAAAGCCTACGCTAACGGTGGTGTAGTCGGTGGTCCAACTACCTTCCCTATGGCTGG